TGATTTTCCATCTGCTATCACTAATCCTTGATCCACCATTACTTTGTGAGTGCTAGAACCTGATTGGACCCTGCCTGAAAATCCCCATTGAGGCACATCATGAGCAAATGCTATGACATCACTTGCTTGGCAAGCAATAGAATCTATCCCTGCTCTAAAACCAATAGATCTATTTATATACTTGGCTACTTTTGCGGCATATCTTCCTTCTTTGATCGCTCTGGATAAACTTGTAAGGAATACTCTGACTTGTTCTTTGCGCATAGGATCGCCCGCAGCTAATGCCGCCTCATCCGAATAGGCTATTGTGTCCTGCTTATAGTCTTTATCTTTATCTAAAAATTGTACTTCTACTACATTTGGGATATCCCTGATAGATTTCCAACTTTGACTAAAACTATTCTCTATAATATTGCCCATAGTAAATAATTGAACGGGATCATCAGGCTTATCTATTTTAAAATTGATAATACCTTGTGAGTAAAAAGGAAGCCCTCTAAATACAGCGCATAACTGCGTTATTACATCAGGGGCCTTCGCGGGGCTGTCTATCATAACATCCATTCTGAATCTTTTTTCATATCCGCCAAGACCATCAGGATTTAATCCATCGCAGTATTTAGACATTTCAAGCATTAAGCTAACACTAAGATGCGTTGAATCTACAAACTCGCCTAATCCATAACGTGAGTTTAAAAGCAAATCCCGTACACACCAAACTGGATTTGCGGAATATTTGTCATGATAAGTAACTTCATCCCAATCTAATTCTGTATCATCGCTTTCCATTTTAAATTTGCTATTAGTGTCATCCCAATAATACTCGTCATACTCTATTTCACCCAAAAGTTGAACATCATCAAAATAAACAGATCCATTTGTGTGATAAGCGTATAATCGTATTTTTACTGTTGTGCTTTCTGCTCTGAATCTCATTGAGAGTTGCGTCCACGTTGTACTTGCTAGTGTTTGAGCGGATTCTTCCGTAGCACCGTTTAAAACTCCGAGTTTTGCAAAACAAGCAGAACCATCATTCCTTACCCAAGCAGACGCTTCATACCAATTGCCAACTACCATGTTCCCCCATGTGACCTCATCCCCATTGGTCTGCGTAACACCGCCATCTGTTCCTGCGCGCGTTATCTTTAACGAGTAATCACCTGTGCGCTTAATAGTGGATTCTTTTGCAAGAGTTATTCCTGCCCCTACACTTGTATAATCATCGGGGGCAGATCCTGTCCAGTCAGCAAAAATTGGATTCCCAATCACATTAGGATATAAAATTTTAGGAACACTTACCATCTTCCCTTTAGCGATACAAGTAAAATTAGGCATAGCGCCGCTTAACTGTTCAGTTGCTAACGCCTCTATCCCCAATAAGGCAGTATTTGGATAAAGAAAATCATCTGTCTTTATTTCGTCTAATTGAGTCCATTGTAAATCACCTTGTTTTAGAGGATCTAACTGGCTATCGTCTGATGTTCTAGTAACTCTTATGTCGTACTGTCCAGCCGTAAGGTCATCTTTCCTATATACCCTTCTTATCGTAGAGCGCGTCTTATCAGTAATGGTAGTTGAACCTAAATCTGTATAGCCAGGATCTGCGTGTAATTTATATTCTACTTTATACGTTACGCCCCATGACTGGACTGTCCCAGTAGCAGCATCTTGTTTAAATAGTCCACCGGGCAATTGCAGGTGTATTTCAAAAGCTTCGACATCACTATCTATTGTTGTGTAAACATGCGCGTTATCTTTTGTAAGCGTAACATTAACATCATACATATTATGTGCATCTTCAAAATTTGTTATTAGAGATGGACTGTTTATTCCATATCGCTTATCTGTGGTTATCCCGTCAAAGTTTTCTGCTGGATTATCGTTTACCTTAATCGTGTCTATGCTATGGATTTCGCCTTCACATAGCCCTAAAAGAACATTAAGATAATTTTTATTCCCATCGGTTCTTATGTAAGCATTTAAGACATTTCCGCCTATCTTGTGCTGCCCATATAAAACAGGGACAGGGATACCGATCTCCTGGACCGTCCTTATTCCATCCCAACCATAGGTAGGAGAGCTTTCATCTATCCCCTTACCAACAGTATTAAACGATGGTTTTCTTCTGCCCATAATAGCAGAATAAATAGAATACCCTACAGAAGCAAGCGCTAATATAACATCTAAAATAGTCAAAGCAGTCATTGTGGCTGCTGATAACGTTGCTCCTGAAGCAATCATCGCACTTCCTATTGCAACAAACTTTACTTCAGGAGTAATTATAATCTCATCGCCGTTATCAAGTACACAGTTTAAGTTTGTTATTTTTTTGCCGGAAACTATTACTTTGAGGTCTTTTGTGGAAAAACCTACTTCTTTTATATAATCCTTGACAAATTTTTGCCGAGAATAAGGGAGTGTTTTTTCCTCTCGCCTTTCTTTCTTGAGTATATTAGGAATTAATTTAACAGTAATCATTCTTTGTACCTATATATTCCTTCAAGCCTTTGTTCCCATCTGGCTGTTAATCTGCTTATTATTGTTCCTACTTTGCTATGCGTATGAATAAATTTCCCATCACTTAAATATGCTCCTGCGTGAGAAACTACTCCTAAGTGATTCTTAAACAATAACACATCTAAAAATTTAGGTGGCGTAACTATTTCCCAATTCTTATAGTAATTATCTATAAAATGATTCTTACCTTTCTTCGCCCAATCCTGTTCATAATTTTCAAGGTCTAATATTTCTATGCCTCTGTCTTTATTTATTAAAATTATAAGCGACCAACAATCGCCTCCAGTTAAATCTCTTCCATGGTGTTTGTACGGGACGCCTAAATATTTTGAAACAATTTGTTTTTCTGTTAGCATATCTTCCTTTTTAAGAAACAAAAATTGGTTTTGACGGAACCGATGGAAACCCGCCATACCTTGTTGAATTGTTTAGCACTCTGCATCTTGCTAATGTCTTGTTGCACTCTGTTTCGTCCTGTAAATATCCGCACTCCGTAGACTTAAATTTCCATCCACAGTAATTTCTTGAATATTTACGGGCAGGGATTTCAACACCTAGCACATCGAATTTACTTGTTACTGTAAAAACAACATTATCCTGATCTGCTGAATAACTGTCTATATAGAAAATATCCTCGGTATAAGCATCAGCATCATCTAGATGATCAGCCCATACAGTCAATATTCTTACTTTCTTTCCTCTGAAATCGTTATTTTCTAAATATGCTTGGATAAGCCTGGATATATTAGAAAGCATAATTCTTACCGCATCTATCTGGCCCTTTGTGTTCTCTCCTATACTTTCATGCGTTATGGGGAATTTTGTATATTCTTGGCTATCAAAGGTTACATTCGTATCGTATTCGCAAAAATAAAGGTTTGTGTCGCTACCATCGTAGTCATAGATGGTATACAAGAATAGAGGTTTGTTTTCTTGTTTATTTTTTTCCGTTATAAAAGTAGCGTTTAGATCACGCATTTAGGCACCTATACTTTATTTTCAATAAGCCGTATCTGTTTAAGATCAAAAATCTGATAAGCAACTCTGGATAAATTCAACATATCCTCAGCAAAGGTTACTTGATAAGTCACATCATCATTAGGATTGACCCAATAAAAAGCTTCATACCCACCTAAGCGCGCAAGAAAGAAATCAAGTATCTCTTGAGCCTCTGTAGCCCAATCTGCTGCTTCAAATTGCAGAACAAATACTCTTTCAGGATAGGCCCGTTTAGCCCTACGTTGAGGAACCCCATTTTCAAATTTAGATGAAAGTGTATTAAAATTAACTTGTTCCGTATATACATTATAAGCTATCCACGTAAAAGTTGTCATGCTACCTTCCTTTGGTTAAAAACCAATAATTTACCTTTAACCGCAGCAAAATTATTTTTGTACTCTTTTTCCCAAATAATTAGAGTCTTAAAACCGTACTTCTTGAAATAATTTATCCTTTTCTGCGGATTCTGTCCCTTATGCCAATAATCACCATATAGTTCAATAAGTTTCTTCTGGCCATTAATATTCATAAAATCAGGACATTTGCCACCTAAGATAAACTGACCATCACCAACGAATTTGTATTCTTTGGGAAGCAGGATATTAAGTAGGTTTTTGAATTTAATCTCTAATTTATTAGGTTTTACATTATTAGCCATCATCTGTTTTTTAACATAGTTTGAATCTTTCCAGCGTGCCTTAGCCATCTTTGATAATTTTTGTATCATTTTCTTAGGATGATGCCATCCTTTTGTTGTATTCCAATTCTTATGTCCTTTTAATTTTTGACTTATTACAAGGTTTCTTTCTTTAGAATATGTTATAACCCCTTTTAACCCCTTGTTCCAAGGTTTTTTGCCCTTTAATCCAAAACTAATTTTCCTTCTAGTTTCATCAGTAGGTTTCATGCCCTTATGAGACTCGCTTAATTTTTTCTTCGTTCCCTCAGAAAGTTTTTTACCCTTGTGAGCCTTACTTAATTTTTGTTTAGCTTCTTCGGTATGCTTATAGCCTTTATTGGCAAGACTAATTTTTCTTCTAGTCTTTTCGGATATTTTTCTACCCAAACAATATTTATTCCCTATTTTAGCAAGACTCATTTTCTGTCGAGATTCTTTAGATACTTTACGTCCTTTTTCCATCAATCGCTCCTATTCCTAAAACCTGGCATCGAATATCTTTGAGCTTCTCTAACGATCCCATGCACTGCTCCTTTATTCTGATAAAGAAGTTGTGTAAAGCTACGTGCATCAGCTGCATAAATCTGATAAGTTATGTTTTCCGTTTTACCGCCTAGTTCTGCTCCCGCGTTTATTGCTTCTAGAATACCTCTATGTGTTTGAGAGGGGCCATTCTGAACAACAAATTCACCTGGTTTAGCCATAATAGGCACTTCGCCACCTACCGCAAATTTAGGCAACCCACCAATCAAGTCTTTAATCACTCCACCTTTATGATAAAGACCCACTCCGGCTTTCGCTATGCTGCCCATGCCTGTTGTTGTATATGATGTTATTGCCCCAGCCCCCCCACTAACGCCACCAATAGCACCAAATATATTACCAAAAACACTTCCTAAATCCTGCCCTGTGAATAAAGCATGGACAAGTTTCTCAATTATAATATCAAGTATAGTTCCACCTATATCAGCAAGGACATCTTTCCATTCCTTAGTACCTCTTATAAGACCTTTAATGCCAGATGAGACTACGCCCTCTATTCTACCGCTTATTGATGCCCATTCCCTGTTCGTTTCCTCCTGTTGTTCTAGATGTAACTGGTCAATCTCAAGTTGTTTTCCACTAACATTTAATCCTTTTTCACGAAGCGCAATTTTCTCTCTTTCTAAATCTCTAAGCTTTTCCTGTATAATAGTAGTTTCGCTTAATCCTGCTATCTCCATCATTCGATATTTATGACCTATGGTAAGTTCATTATTTATATCACGTATTATTTTTCTTTGTTCTTCCGCTTGGAATGTTGTTTTAGCTATTACTTCATCCCATTCCCTCAACTGCTTTGCCCCAACATCGCCCTCTTGAACTGCTCTTATATTTTGTAAGGCCTCTAGTTGGTTTTCAAGCTGCGTAAGT